CCATGTGTATAATTTCCATGAATTTATCAGGAATTACTATACCATGATGTAAGTTTAAACACTTACGATTGGTGTCCCCGCCTGTAGGTTTTCTTATATCAAGAAACTCCTCAATCTCGGGGTGGCTCATATGTAAGTATGAAGCATAACTGCCTCGTCTTGTAATACCTTGTGAGAAAGCAAGCATTTCTGCATCAACTACTTTCATAAATGGTATCACACCTGTACTTTCTGAGCCTTTTGATGTTTTTGTGCCTGCTGCTCGAATATCACTCCAGCTTCCACCAATACCTCCACCAAAAGATGAAAGGTAGGCATTTTCTGTGTAATGTTCAGTAATACCTTCTCTACTATCATCAACATAGTTTAAGAAGCACGAAATCGGTAGACCCCGCTCAGTCCCTCCATTTGATAATAGAGGAGTAGCAAACATAAACCAATGTTTACTCACATAGTCATATAGTCTTTGTGCATGGTCATCATCATCAGAAAACACTTTTGCTGCTCGAGCAAATGCCTGCTGAGGACTTGTTTCATCTGCAACCATATACCTATCTTCAAGAGTTCTAATACTGAACTCGTCAAAAAGTTTATCTCTGCTATAATCAATCTTTATTGTCATTTAATACCCTCGCTAATTCTAAATCTACTACTTGTGTATTTTTCTCTCCTAGAGCTTCGTCACAGTAAGTTATTAAATCCATTAATTCAACATTTAATAGTAACTGCTCTCCCATTTCATTTACAGACTGTATATATTTATACTTACCTTCTAGTGGCAAGGAATCGTATATATCAAAGACTGTACCGTATTGTTCCATAAGAGCAACAGCTCTTTTTGGTCCAACACCTTGAACACCAGGAACGTTATCCCCTTTATCTCCTACTAAACATTTGTAAGTGATATAATCTTCCATAGGAAAATCATAGTGTTCGTCCCAATTATCTACTGTAGTTTCTTTACGAGTAACAGTTGAAAATCGAGATGTATTATCATCAATCAGCAAATCCCAATCTCTATCTGAAGATATTAGCCAACATTCATCATATCCAAACTTTTGTCTGTGTTTTACTATATATGCTGCAATATCATCTGCTTCTACTCCTCTGAAGTTAAATACAGGATAGTCTTTGTCTTTTAGTGCTGTTAATGTATTATTAAATTCTGCAAGAAACATCTCAAACTCTTTTAGTTCAAGTTCACTCTGTTCTGCATATTTTTCTTTTCTATTTGCCTTGTATTCGGGATATTTTTCTTTTCTAAAAGTGCTTCCACCATCAGCAAGAACTACTATTGTTCCTGCATTATAAGACTTAGCTAATGATTCTACTGTTCGTATATAATCATATTTAAAGTCTAGTTTTCCTTGATGTTTCCAACGGAATGCTATGTTTAGTCCATCAACTATCAGCAAGTTCCCAGTCGGAGCACGGTTCCCAAGGCTTGAGAATGTAATCGCCATTTGTCCAGTTTACCTCTTCTTTTGCTAACCAATCGTCTAGTAGTAATACATATGCGCCAAGCCATGCTATATGCATATATCTTTTGTAGTTTTCTGGTTTTCTTACTGTGGCAACATACCACTTACCATAATTTTCTTTAAATATAAGAAGCGGTTCTTGTTTCATGTCTTGGGATTGCCTAACTACTTTACTCCACCACTTGTAAAAGTTATTTGTTTTGGAAGTAAATATTTTAGAGTTAAATTCAGTATCTCTATAAAATTTTACTTCTACACAAAAGAGATTATGTTTTCCATGAACTCGTAAATCTCCTTTAACTTTTCCACTTCCAGAGCCAGGAGTTTGTTCCCAATGTAATCCTGTTTCTCTACTTAATATTTCTATTATTTGCCTTTCAGCTCGTATACCTTTTTGTCTACTACTAACCATCTAGTCTGCTTATTTCATTTTCTTTTATCACTTCTATCTTTGATAAAAGTGGGTGTGTCCAGCCGTGTGATACTATATATGTATTAAGATTTTCTTCTCCTAATAGTATCTCGACCATTTTTTCTTTTCCAACTTCATCGAGTACATTTGTAACCTCATCAAGAAATAATACATTTATTCTTGACTTGGAAATACTACTCATAAGTTTTCTAATCGCTAAAAGAGTAGAAGTATTTACTCTCGCTAGTTCTCCAGCGCTCAGAGCTAATATCTCTACTGCTTTACCGTTATCGTCTATCTCTACATTTAACTTATCGTTGAGTACAACAAATTGTAAGTTAAATCTTCCGTCTGATAATTCTGCTAAGTACTCATTTGTGAGTTCTTCTAAATCTTTTACTAAGTTCTCTATTTTATACGCTAGTAATCCATTTGTACTAAATGCTTTTTTAAGTATATCAATACTTCCTAACATATCTTTCACTTCTTCTAATTTGTTTTCGTGAGTCTTTAGTTCTTCTTTAAATTCTCCAATCTGTTCTTGTATAACTTGGAGTCGAGTATTATGTCTTTCTCTACTTTCATTTTCACTTATTATATACTCTAAATCTTTTTGTTCGTTATCAATCTTTTCTGCCAACATCTCTATTTTTGCTTGTAGCTCGTCTGCGTCTTTTATTTCGGCAGGTAAAGTTTGGTCAATACTATTAAATAATTCTTTCCATCTTCTTTCTTCTTTTTGCTTTTCTTCTATCTGCTCATTGACTTTCTTTTTGTGTCTAATAGTATCTTGTATTTTCTTAATATGAAAAAATGCCTGATTATGTTTTTCTTCTTCTCTTTGATATATTTCATCAAGCAAATCTTGGTCTACTTCTTGTCCACAAGTTGGACAGATATCCTCACTTGTTCCTTCAAAGACTTCACTATTATAAACCGACTGCCACTTTCCTAATTCTTCTAAATCTTTGTCATAGTTCTGTCGAGATTCTAGTAAGTGATTTCCCTCGTTTTTATATTTACTTAAATCTATCGCAGCCAGTTCAGTTTTATAAAAATTATTTTGATTTATTTTTCGGTTAATTTCAGAGATATTTTTAAATTCTAATTGTAAAGAACTTAATTGTTCTAAGTCATTTTCTGAGATTTTTGGTAAATCTAATTTGGGTAGTATAGTAGGTGCTTCCAAATTGTTGTCATCTAACCACTTAATGATTGTGTCAAGTTTCCCTTGTATGTGAGAAACGTCTCCAGATAAAACTCGTGACTTTTCTTTAAAAATTTCAAAGTAATCTACATATTTTTCTAATTGCAACAAATCTATCAAAAACTTCTTTCTGTTAGTATCTGTAGCGGTTAAAAACTGTAAGCTGGTATTAGTATTTTGATATACTATCTGAGTAAAAGTTTTGAAATCTAATCCTAATACTTCTTCTACTGTTTTGTAAGTATTTGTAGCAGTATGACTAGAAATATCCTCATCATTCTTAAATAATTTACATTTTATAGAAGCTCTACGATTAACTTCAATTTTATACTGGTCTCCATTTACATCAAAATCTAAAGATATATCATATCCTTTATTATTTATTCTATTTGCTATATCTGCTTTTTTAATTCCTTTTGAGTTCTTATTAAATAATACTTCTTCTAGTATTAATGGTATCGAAGACTTTCCTGCTCCATTTGTACCTACAAGCTGAGTTACTGTACTGTCATTTAAGTCTAGTATGTTATCTTCGCCATAACTAAAACAATTATTCCACTTCAACTTCTTTAGCGTAATCACTAAACACTCCTAATATTTTTTTGGTTTTACTATCGTCTAATTCTAAAATATAACTCAGATACTCATTTAATTCTTCTTCTATTGTCATTTCTCTATCTAACATCAGAGTAGCTTCTGTTTTTCTTTTTAATACTTTCTTATCGAGTAATTCTGAGTTTTCTACTCCTGTTAAATCTGCCACATCTCCTTCTATTTCATAGATTGTATGATGAAAGTCTGTTTGTACCATTTCATCAGGACTTGATACTGTTTTTCTTAATAGCTGTGGCAAATCAAATGCGTGCCAAGTCCAACTCCAATCTGTGTCAATTACTATATATCCTGTTTGTACTTCATTCCTATGAAAACTTGTAGTCATAGGGCTACCTGGATATACTATATTTCTTTGTGTATTGCTGTGTGCATGTAAGTCTCCTGCAAATACAGTTTTAAACTTACTAAATCTTTCTAAGTCTACTTCAGGTACAACATGAGGTGGTATTTCTCCTCTTACATGAGTAAATAAGTAGTCTGTTCTAACATTTTCTATACTTCCTTTTTTATGTAAGTCAGCATATGGTAATATTGAATAACCATCTGGGTGTTCATAAAATTCATCAATTATGATTACTTCTGGGTTTATTTCAGTAGTAACTCTTTTCAGATTAGTAAAGAATGTAGTATTCTTTTTAGTAGCCTCATGGTTACCATCAAAAATTATAGTAGGAATACTACATTGCTTTACAAAGTCAAAGTATAGAGTCAGCTCGTCCATTGAGGGAACTCGGTCAAACAAGTCCCCTCCAATGATATGTAATTTACAATCGTGCTGTTCTATAGCTTCTTCTACCTGCTGAAAGAATAACTTGTATCGAGTACAAGCCCATGGTACTGGAACATTCTTTTGTCCAAGTTTTATGTGCCAATCAGCGGTAAATAAAATCATGCTACGAACTCGTCTCCTGCAGTCCATGAGCAACCAGTTAATCCACCTGCTCGTAGTGCGTGTAAAGTTCTAATGATTTCATCGACATTTCTTCCTGTGTCAAGTGCATTGACTGAAACATGCTGAATAATACCTTCTGGGTCTACTATGTAAGTAGCTCTATAAGGTACAAATTCTTCACTTACTATTTCTAAATCTTCTGCTAACATATTCCCTGAGTCTGCAAGTAATGGAAAAGAAACATCTTCTAATGTTGGATTATTTTCTAACCATTCAAGATGACAGTATTCGTTATCTGGACTAATGCCATATACACTACAGTTTTCTTGTTCTGCAACTTTTTCAAATGCAAAGATTTCTGTAGGACAGATAAATGTAAAATCTTTTGGGTAAAAGAAAATTACTTTCCAATCTCCTTGAACATCATCAGTATAGACTTTTGCTATGACTTTATCAGGGTTAATGCCTACTACACCGTTAAGTGTGGTATGAGGAAATTCTTCTCCAACTCCTATCATTAGACATCAAACTCCTCGACAGACTTTTCATCTGCGTTGTCAGAAGAACCAGCTCTAAGCCTATCAAGAAGCTCTTTTTGAGCGTCAGGAGTAGGTCTAGGTAATACTTCGTCCATTGATTTCAATTCTGCAACTAGTTCCATTTCGTTGTCATCTAGTGCTCTAGGTTTGCATTTTAATGCTTGAAGTTGGTACTCTACATTGTACGCCATAGGTCCAGTCTTTACTCTTTTGAAGTGGACGTCCCAACCAGTTTCTAAATCTGTAGGGTCACCTAAATCTTCTGCAGCAACTTTAATTTGCTCCATTAGTTTCTTCTTGAGGTTTAAGACTTTTACTTTGCCGTCATGTATGCATTGAATTGCATAAGACCAACCACATTTTAATTCAGGGTGGTATTCTCTAACCCAGTCTTTTTCCATGTTATTGAATACTTCCTTCTCTCTATCAAATGATAGACATTCGAAAGGTAAGTTCTTACCGTTCTCACCTTTTAACCAGTAGACATATCTTGCACAGATATCGCCTACCATTCTTACTTTATTGTCGCCTTCGACATATTGATAACTGTCAATCTTAGATTTAACAGCTTCACCTTTTGATTCATTAAATTTTAGTGCCATTCTAATTCCTTTAGGCTTGTGATTTCTTCAAACTTAAAATGTATTCTATCATTTTCAATCCAAAGTAATCTATTGTTGTTTATAATATCTTGCTTACCATTATAGTGCAGCAAGTCCAATGTGGTATCTTTTGTTGTATTGTATGCGAACAGACTGCGCAGGGAAGCGATACCTGCATACTGCGCAATCTCTTTGTCTGAATACAATCTTCGTTGGATAAATAAGGGTTCAGGATTGACGAGAAAACTGTTTCCGTAGAAACTTTTCTGCCAATATTTGTATATTCTGTCTTTCCTATTGACTGGGGGCAGTCGATAAGTCAAAATATGAAGGATAGTTAGTATGTCTGGCACACTACTATTTGCCTCTTTCTTAATTTTTTTCCAATTATAGAGTATCATTATATCAAAAAATATACCGCTTGTCAAGAATTATTTTTCCAATGTTATATAGCTTTAACATCATAACCTTGTTTTATGTAGTAACCCATTCTCGCTCCAGCCTGCCGTCTTGCTGTACGACCGACTAAGTGAATATCAACGATGATTGGTTGCTGTTTTCCTTCGTATATTCGGATTATACGACCTATCAACTGTGTTAATAGTGGTTCATTGTTTACGGGTGTTGCCAGAATAAGACAACTTAGACAGTCTAAACTAATTCCTTCACTAAATATAGACTGTGTCCCAAACAATACATCTTTTTCTCCGAATACTTGTTTTAGCATAGCAGGGCGTTCTTCATGTGGAACTTTTCCTGTTACGCAGATTGCATTACTCCCTACAAGTTTCGTGCAATTTTGTAAAAAATCAACTCGGTCGCTTACAACTAATACCTTGTGTCCTTTTGCCGCATAGTTTGCTGCAAGAAGCGCAACTTGGTTTTGGTACTCAAAGTTGTACGCAATAGCGTTGATTCGATTTGCCCATGGGGTTTGCGCCCCATCAGGAAACCTTATACCTGACGGTACCACGTCAACTCGTGGCACAAGATAGTTCTCCTTTGGTGGTTTAAACACCGTGTTAGAGAAATAGTCTCGAAATATAACATGTTTGCCATCTTTTCGTTCCATCGTTCCTGTTAATCCTATCTTATATCTTGCGTGACTCGCATCAATAATTCGTGTAAATGTCGGTGATGAAACGTGATGCATTTCGTCCAGAATGATTGTCCCAAAACTCTTTTGAATATCGGGTATTCTTCTGTACAAAGTTTGTATATTCCCTACTACGATTGGAGACTCTATTTCAAATCTTCCACTACCTAGCACACCCGCCGTAACCCCGAGTGATTTTTGTACTTCTTTTTCCCATTGACTACGAAGTTGTAGAGTGTGTGTTACTATGAGTGTTTTCTGTTTAAGCTTATTTGCTATAGCTAAAGCTGTTACAGTCTTTCCCCAACTGACCCAAGCATTAATTATACTACTGTCATTTAAGTCGTCATAGACGGCTTGTTGGGAAGGTCGTAACTCATACGCAAAGTCGAATTGTGGAATCTCTATGCAAGTTCTCTTATCAACTATTTCGTAATCATTTGGGATTAAATCCGTCCTTCCGATAGGTAATGAGACTAACCCTTTACGAATTACTCCCATATTCTTTATAACGAAAGGCGGGTCTTGTGGATTTCTTGGAGGTATAGTATAAGTAAGTTCTTCGTCAATCTTTGATTGCAAAGCTGAGTCTACATTCATGTAGATTCTGTTACTTAATACTGCTTTCATATTTTTCGCCAAGTCTTCCTTTTTAGTTCATTTGTAAATTCATAGATAAATGCAGGTTGATTTTGTAAATATAAGACTCCAGCATATTTTGCTTGTACTGGTCTTACTTCTTCAAAAGGCGAAGGAATATCCTTAACCCAAACAAGAGTACATACATCTTTTTTCTGTATTTTTTCTATTCGTTTATAAATTATATTTGCTTTTGTTGTTTTGTTGTAGACAAAATACTTGCCTTTGGTATCAACATAAAATTTACCTCTGTGCTTGACGAGGCTGCGAAAATCCCTAAGCATATACTTAAGAGGATACAGACTCTTAAACGGTGACTGTATTCTTCGTATGCCAATAGTTTCTCCTTTCATGTTATAATCATCAACCACACCCATAGTTCCATCACTCTGAGTGCACCATAATATATTGTCTTGTTTTTCTGCTTCTCCTGACAACACATAAACAGGAAAAGTTAAATCTTTTAAGTTCATTTAGGGTTTTAAGAACTCTGGTTTATCAAAAAAGATAAACATTGTAATAAAGGGTAAAAGACCAAATCCAATAACAAAAATTGCTGGTAATATTACTGCCCATAACATAGGGCTTTCTGTCATAAAATCTAAATCTTTATTATTCATACCTTTTTTCTTCTCCTCGTCTGTATACTCAGGGTATCTTATTTTTAATAGATACTCTTTAACATGACGAGGAGTATTTGGGTCATTTATCCTTTCTATTTGACTTTCTGTCATTTGCTCTAGGGGGAGGTTATCTTGTTTCATTGTAAAGTATCAATATATGCTTGTAGATTCTCCATATCTTCTGTTGATAAATTTGCTGATTGTCCCCACATAAGTGCAGACTGAGCTCCTCTAGTTTCTCCATTTTTATACTGAGTTAGCATTTTCACTATGGAAGTGCTCCCTACCAGTTTCGGTCCTATACCGCCTTCTCCTTTCATTCCATGACACATATTACAATTAACATATATCTTACCGCCTTTATCGGCAGGAGTTTCAGACTGCATAGCAACCTTTTTTGCCTCTAGCTGTTCGCTAAATGTTCCATACTTTGCAGTATATTCTTCATAACATTCGCCCCAGCAACCATGATTATCTGTATAGCCTTTCACTTCTGCATTAGTAACGGTAGCATATAATATACCTCCTAATCCTAATACTCCGACAGCGGTAGCCATCAATGCTTCTTTCATGTATTATCTCCTTCTGTGTATTTGACTGTACTTTGTATGTCAAATACTCCGCTTTGTTTATTTTTATCTTTCATCAATTCTGATAATTTGTAAGTTTTGATTCTTTTATCTTGAAGTGAAAGTATAGAGCATACTATTAGTACAAAACTAACAATACAACCCATTAATAAATAACCAAAATATTCCATTAAAGTTCTCCATACTTACTATCAAATTTACCAAATGAATAATCATCTCCAATATCAAAATCACAACCAATAGGTGTGCCTGGAATTGATAAACCTCTATCTTTTTGCACATTTCTTCTAACTACTTCGCAGTAATCCTCTACTTCTTCTTCATCTACTTCAGCTAAAATAGAGTCATGTACAAGAGCAAATATTTGAGCTCTCATACCTCGTTCTTTAACTTCTTTATGTGAGTCTATAGCTCCGAGTAAATTTACATCAGATGCGATAGATTGAAAAAAAAA